CGAGCGCCCTATCGCTAACGTCAAACGTCTCTCCGGGCATGATCTTCCGATTCCTGCCCATGTACAGCGGTTTTTGTGCAATGAGTTGCATGGAAAAAGGCTGGGGCGGAGGAGCCGCCCCAGGTTCGGAGGGAGTTAAGGGTTAGGACTGAGCGGGCGAGTTGAGGAAGGTGCCGGTAACGAACTGGTCGGGGCGGTACACGGCGAGGAGGCCGCGTCCCTCGAAGCGGATCGTCACGAGGTTGTAGGTGAAGTTGTCGGCGTCCTCGGTCGAGATCGCCACTTCAAGTTCCATGCGGTTGCGGAACTCGGCAGCAACCGGCGTACCGTTGCCGACCAAGAACGTACCGGACGAAACCTGCGTGGTGACAACCGGCGTCATGCCCCAGATACCCTGCGCGGTCACGTTGCCCTGAGGCCCGTCGAGCAGGTACTGTTTGTTGTCGTCCTTCAGACGGGTCATCTTAAACCAGTCGCGCGGATGCAGGACAAAGAACGTCGGCGCGCCTTCGTCGTCTTCGGCGATCTGCTGGGCGGCCGCGTTCAGCTGGTCGAAGTACGTGTAGCCGGTCGAGGCCGACAACAGCGCCGAGTCGAACGCCTGCGCCTGGGTGATGAGGCCGTTCAAGTTTTCGCCCGAGTTGGACCCGCTGAGAATCTGCGCGTCCATTTCCGCCATGTACTTGTACGAGCCAAGCGAGCGGAGGATGCCAGCCAGTTCGCTGTAGTCTTCCAACACCTGACGGCCCGTCTTAAAGTACGGTGACGGTCGTCGGGTCGAAGGTGTTGATCGGCTTCTGGGACGCTTCCGCGACCGGCGATGCCTTGGTGCCGGTGACGCTGTACTTCGGCCAGGAATACTGCCCGACGCTGATGGCGCGCGACGGGATCACGTCACGCATACGCAAGGTCTTGCGCGCTTCCGGGACGTAGCTGCCCATTTCGGCGGGCATCACGCCGGCAGTCGGAAAGCCAATGCTGGACGAGCTGATGGTGCTTTTGTATTCCAGGAGATCGGCAGCGGCGGCACCCTTGAGGCTCAGGTGCGCGCGGCCACGCCCGCCGTCGCGGATGAGGCGCTGAACCGAGTCGTTTTCCTTGACTTCGTCCAGGATGGTCCGGTTTGCCTTGGCCTGCGTGGACTGGAGCGAGGTATACTTCTGCTCCAATTCGTCCTGACGCCGCAGCGCCGTCTCGAACTGGCTTTTCAGTTCCTGAATGGTGGCCGAGTTCGCGCCGTTGGTCTTCTGCTCGTTGTCGATCTTCTTTACGAGCGTCTGGATGTCACCACCCAGCGATTCAAGCTGTTTTTCGAGGTCCATAGTTGCCCTTTCGTGGCTGGTTGGTTACTGGCGGATGAGAGAGCGAATGCCCTCGATCATCGAAACAGCACGCGAGTGGTCAGCAACCGGCTCTGCGGCTTTCGTTTCTGCGGCTGGCTCTTTTGCAGCCAGTGCGGTAAGTTTTTCCTCAAGCGCTTTCACGCGCTCGGCAAGTTCGTCGGCGTTCTTTACGCTGGTGACCTGGGCGGATTCGAGGGCAGGGAACGTGACGACGGAGACTTCAACAAGCTTCAGTTCGGAGATATGCCGAATTGCCCGCTCATTGACCGTTTCCCATGTGGTCTTGATTGCGTAGAAGCCGATAGACAGCCCCTTCATGAGGCCGTTTTTTAGCTTACGATAAGCCTTCTGAGCGGTCGGGTCTTCCATGTCGAGACGGCCGGAGACGAGAACTTTCCCCTGCCATTCCTTGACCTCGCCCATACCGATCACTTCGCGCGAGTCGTGCTGCCAAAGAATCGGGATCATTGGGTTTTCGGAGATGGTTTTCGTGAATGCGCCCTTGTCGATCACATCGCCATAGGAATCTTCGACACCATAAACACTGGCGATTCCGCGAAACTCGCCGGAATCCTCGACGGCTTTGATCTCGCACGTCAAAAACTGCTTTTCATTGGCCGAAAATGGCTTCATTACGTGGCCCCCTGTGTTTTGGCCATCGCGGCCTTTTCACTTGCCGTCGGCTCACCGGAACCGGGAACCGTCTGCATATTTAGCTGAATGTGGTGCGAATCGCCGCCGTCTACTGGGTCGAGATCCTCAAATGCGCGAGCCTCGTTGATTGAGATGATGCCGTTCTGTAGCTGAGTGGCGTAAGACCGCATCCGGGCCTCAAAATCGCCGCGCATAAACGCCGCCGTGTTGTGCTTGGCGTACATTCCCTTGTCACGCTGCGCCTGGGTAAAAATCACACGGTGGATTTCCTGCTCCCATTGGGTCATCCACGGCATTTCCGTGATGTTCAGGAACTCAATCCACAAATGCTCGACGTTGTTGAAGTGTGCGCGGCTCAGGTCGCCGGCGAGGTGAGGCGTCAGCCCATAAAAACGGGCAATTTCCGGCACCATCGCGGCGCGGGCCTCGACCAATTGGGCCTCTGTCGGGTCAGATCCGATGGGCTTGTAGTCCCAATCGCCCTCAACAAGCAGGTTTTTGTGGAAAGAGTCGCGGCCTTCGCGGTACTTTTCCTTGAAATCGTGTTCAAAACGGTTCCGGTCCTGGTCGGTCTTAAATGGAATGACTTTCTTCAGGAGTCCGGCTTTTAGACCGCCGCGACCGAAGAAAGTTGCTCCAAAAGACTCGATAGCGAGCGCCTGGGCGATGGCTTCTTTGCCCAACTCGACCGCGCCTTGACCAATCAGGCCGTCATCCGAGTGGCCCATCAGGTGAAAGATTTGCCAGTCTTCGTAGACTTCCTGTTTTCCGTCGATGGTGAACTCAAAACGCGCTCCACCTTGGCCGGCGGTCTTTTTGACAAAGTTCGTCGGGTGGATAATGTGCATCGCATACGCTTCGCCGTTCGGTGACTGGCTGCGGCGGTCAATGCGGGCAAATCCGTTGCCGTAATTCAGCGCGTGATGGGTGATGGTGCGGCGAAACAGCTTGGCTGATTGGTAGGTATTGGCGCGCTCGTTAAACATGCGCCAAGCTGGCGTATCGCGCTCCTCGATACGGGTGTTTCCGTCCTTACGCAGCACCGGCAATGGCATCGACGCGAGGCTTTCTGTGATGACGCGGGTGCAGACGAACGCCGCCGCGCAGTGCATCGCACGGTCAACGGTGATAAGTTCGCCGGATGCGGTCGATTTACCCGCGCCAAGCAGCGAAGCGAGGCGGTAAAAGCCGTTGCGCTCGTACCATTCCGGCGACCACAGCGACGAGGCCGCTTTGCGTAGAAATCCGATCAAACGATCACCGCCGAACGCCCGCGAGAGTACGGGTCGTCAACCACCTCGGCCAGACACATACCCGCTACCGCCATAACCGAGGATACGGAGGCGTCAACGTGTTTCTGCTTTTGGTAAGTTTTTGGTTTCACGATTTTTTTGTTCCCCGCTGGGTCGTTCATGACCTGTGCGCAGTCCATGTTCCAGCGCAGGCAAAGGTTTCCATCCTGCAAGAGCCGGTGGTTGTAGACCAGATCCTCAAACCGCTCGATGGCGGGACTCATTGAGGCGTATCCCTGACCAAACTCCATCATCGAGATGCCAATGTCTTCGCACTTCTCGGCGATGTACTTGGCCCGCCAGCGGTCAAATGCCAGCGTTTTTATCTGGTACCGCTCGTGCAGTTCGGCGATGTGCCGGAACACTTCACCCTGGTCAGTGGTTTTCCCGCCCGTGGTGCGCAGCCAGCCGCGCTCTACCCAGTAGCGGTAGTTGATTCCGTCGCGGCGCTGCCGCTCGTCCAATGTTTCGTCCGGTACGTAGCACCAGACGCGGAGGGCGATCCGCCCGTCTCGCAGCCGGAACACAAGCGAGAGAGCAGTAAAGTCTCCAGTTGTTCCGAGATCGAGCCCCCCCCAGCAGTCGCAGCCGTTAAATTCTTCGTCTGGTACGTGAGCAAGGCATTCATCCCATTTCTGAAGCGGTATCCACTGCGTTTCCGAGGAGGTCCACTGGTTTAGGTATAGGCGGCGGAACTTGTTCTGTTCGGACGGCTCTAACTGCGCTTTTTTGAACTCGGCCTGATAGCGCTCTAGGTCATGGTGGCCGGTCTTCAACAGCGGCAGAGCCATAGGCCACAGACTTTGATCGGTCCAGTCAGCCTCGCGCGGCACCTCGTAGATGATCGGTAGGTACTTTGGATCCTCTATCTCGCCGGAAAGCACCCGCTTTGCGTAGGCGTATTCGCGCCCGCAGATGGTTTCCATGTCGCTGCCGGCCGTCGTTACGATGATGTCTAGCGGATTTGCCCGCGACATTGAGCCGGTTGTCAGCGCGTCAGAGAGTTCCTGTTCCGGCGGCCCCCAGGCGTGTAACTCGTCTCGAACAACTAGCGACGGGTTAAGTCCGTGTTGCTTCTTTCCGTCAGCACTGAGAACTTTAAGTTCGTTCCCGTTGGAGGTGTTGACGATGCGCCGGATGGAATCGGTGATCTTACACAACGAGGACAGTTCCGGGTCGGCCAGAATCATGTCC